CAAAGATTATTTTGAGTTTACATTTAAACTTCATATACGTTACCATAAGGATTTACTTTCTATTAGATATAAGAATAAATAATAGGGTGTCAGAACTTAGGAACAAGTGCTGACACCCTATTTGTTTACGGTTTTAGAGCTAAGAGAAAGTAAGAATTTATTCTGTAATGCTCTCATGATGAAGGTTAAATAGAACTATCAATAATTAAAGTTAGCTTTTTTTGAAAGTGAAAAGCTAGGTAAATGGCTAGATAGTTTAATTATACATGTGCTGAAGTAAATAATGACTCCATTTTTAGTTTACTCTTTTCTCGAATTTCAGCATCTGCGGTATGCTTATATGGACAAAAATTATAAACCGAGAAGACAAATAGTCTCCCATTACCCTGAAGTATAATGGGGGAAGTTTCTTGTTGGGATTCTTAAAAATTTAGAAAAAACTTTCTCAACATTGTTTGAGAAAAGAGTGAAACGAATGTTCTAAATTTTATGATAAGATGAAAATAATAAAAAAAGAGCAAAAAGACCCACGGCGTTACAGTAGTGCGGTAACACAACTGTGACGTTTTACCCTAGCGAATGTAGGTAAAACTTTCCATGAGTCAGCCTCAAGTATATCACACTTCAAATAGTTTTAAATCCATATGGAACGTTTTCTTGTTGAGAAAATCAGGGGCTGTGTCTTGTGTTCTATTTAGGAGGATACGGATGAGGGCTTTGATGAATGAACTGAATAACACGATTCAGTCAAATAATATTAGTACAAGAAAGTTAGCGAAAGATACAGGTATTAGTAGAACAACAATTACAAATGGTCTGTCCTTTGTAACAGGAGAAATGAAATTTGATGTTTTTGAAAAATTGGTTCGTCATGTGTATAAAAGTCCCATAGAACAAACAAGAAGGATTAAAGATTTTATTTTAAAGTGTGGAACTAGCTTGAATGTAAGAAAAGCATTGAGTTATTGCCAGGTAGCAGGAGAATACGATCTTATAGATATGTTAATCGAAAAATTCAAAATGGAAACAAAAGATCCGGATTTCAAGAAGCTTCAAAAAGATGTACGTAAATATTTAAATGTATACAATCTATATAACCAACGGAATATGAATCGGAAAAAAGGACAAAGTCTTCTGGAGGAAATATACAAAACACGTGTTTCATCAGATTTGGAATGTCAGGTATTATTAAATACATTACTAATGGCAGCAGAATATGATAGACAAAGGTATAGTGCTATGTCATCATACGCGGACGCGGCAGAAGCTTATGTCGCTAAGATGGATAACGGTTATATTAAAGATTGTTTACGCATGCAGCATATGGAACGAATTGCGTACACTCAGTTGCATGCCAATGAAATTGATAGCTGTAGAGCTACGTGCCATGCCATTATAAATTCCGAATTGAATTTCACAGTTGTAAAAGCTACAGCATATTGTTGTTTAGGTGAAAGTTATATCTTTGAAAATCCATTAATGGCGGAAAAATATATCTTGAAAGCTATTCAATGTCTTGAAGGTATAAGTTCACCGAAAGGAACTCAAAAATACAATTCTTTTAAAACGACTCTTGCCTTTTTATATATTGAGTTCGGATTTAATTTAGATAATATTGATTTTGATTTTATTAGTGATGGTGATCTTGCTTATTATGAGTGTTTATATGGTGATAAGCAAAATGGTTATAGAATTTTTGAAAGGTTAAAAGATCAAGGTCTATCGGCCTTCCAAATGTACTATCTTTCTAGAATTGAAAATGATACAATTATGGCGAGGGAATCTTTAGAAAAATTTGAAAAAACGGGAAGTATAATATATGCGCAACTTCCAAAGCGCATTTTAATAACTGAAGGAGTGTTGTAAAATGAAAAAAATTTTAGTCACTACATTATGCGCACTTGCGTTATCAATTGGGGTTATCGGTGCTGGTGCAGATCAGACTAAAGATTTAGGTAAAGAAAAAGCTACTGTACATACTAAAGAAGTACAATTAATGATGGTCGATCCCGGTGGGATGTAATATAAATGAATAGTTAAAAAGACGCTACTTATAGTAGCGTCTTTCGTCTTTTATAGGCGTGTCACGTTTTTGGAAGTTTCGGAAAAAATATACCACTTGATACATATTTCACAAATTGGTAAGGATGAAGGGGAGGAAATAAGGTGAAAAAAGAGACGGCCAAACAAGAAACAAAACGCTTAATTAGGGAGTTGTTCGGAGCTGAAAAAGTAAGTTGTGATATGAATTATCTAATGGAGGAGTTGTATAAGCAAGGACAGATTACTCCGGAACAGTACAAACAAATTGCAGCTATATTGCAACAAAAAAAGGAATAGCATCTGGCTAATCCTTTTTTACTTATTGCTGCTTTCTTTGTAGGAGTTGTCTTAATAAAACATTAGCAATTTCAGCTTGCTCATCCGTAATTTCTACCCCATCAGAATGAAGTCTGCCTTGATCTAAAAAGTCTTTTACATTAAAGTTAAGACCGTTTGGATTTTCTGTTCTTCCTAAGATGAAGTCTGTAGTAGTATCAAATATGTCTGCTAGCTGTACAAGAACCTCAGCGTTTGGTTTTCTTTTATTTGTCTCATATCCACTATACGTAGAATCGTTTTTACCAATACGATCTGCGACTTCTTGCATTGTCCAACCGCGTCTATTTCGTAAGAATTTTAATTGAGTTCCTATATCCATACTTTTTACCCCCGTTAAATTCTCTTTTATATTTTTCATCGATTTTATTTTTTATAAATTTTATAAAAATATATAAAACGTTTTTTATTTTTTTGTTGTTATCTATATATAAGATAACACTTTATTGGACAATTACACAATGGTAAATACACGCATATTGCAAGTGAAATTAGATGAGTGTTCATAAAAAAGTTGAAAAATCACTTTACTTACTTGCAAAACGCCAGTATAATAAAAATCATTAAAGGTTGTCTGGAGGTGGACATATGAAAAGGACTTGGTTAGCGGATTTACGTGGGAAAAAACGTATGTCGCAGGCGGCTCTAGCGGATAAGGTTAGTGTGACTCCTGGTCATATAGCAGATTTAGAGACTGGTAGACGCGATCCGGGAGGAAAATTAGCCTTGCAAATCGCAATTGTACTTGGGTTCCCTATGGAACATTTTTATTTACCCGCTTACTTGCAAAGCGCCAGTAAAAAAGAAGTTAGACAATCGTTTGAACTGGGATTTCCACCAAAAGAAGAATTTTTAGAGCATTATCCTCATTACTTAGAAAAAACTGTAGGGGGCTGAGGAGTGTGGGGAAAAAGACATCCGGCTTATACGTCCGTAACGAGTACTACGGTACAGAGAAAAAGGAAGTTCTATTTCAAGAAGTATACGAAAAATATTTAGGTGTTAAAGTAACGGTCACAAGAAAGAAAAAAACAGAAGTAAAGGCAAGTTAAAAAATTGAAAGGAGGTGATACACATGCAACGGTACGTGACTTATGCGACTCGATTAGTAAAAGCAAAAGACGTAAAAGCTGTATGTTGCGAAAGTAAAAATTACTTCAAGAATGGCTCAGAAGAACAAGCGGTAAACACCATGTTAAAGCTAACGGAAAGGAGTGAACGTGTTGGCCAACATTAATGAGATTTTCGTAGAAGGATTCCAGTCACATACGAATAGCCATTTCAATTTAGGAAATGGGCTGAACGTAATTACCGGACCATCTGATAGTGGTAAAACATCCATCATACGAGCGGTTCGCTGGATAGCATTTAACGAACCTCAAGGTGAGGCTTTTGTTAACGAATCAGTGGGACAGGCTACTGTAGCGATTCACATGGATAACGGCATTATTATTTCAAAGCACCGTAGAAAAGGAAAAACATCGTACAGAATCCAAACGGATCCAGGCGATGCAGGAAGTGTATTTGAGAAGTCAGAGGTACCGGAAGAAGTAAAACAATTACTTGGTATCACAAAGCAAACATTTGGGGATTTTGTTACTGCTTTAAACTTTGCATTTCAGCTCGAAGCTCCGTTCTTAATAAGTGAGACACCATCATCGGGTGCAAAAGTACTAGGTAAGTTAGCAGGAACAGAAGCTGTGGATCTCGCGGTAAAAAGTGTTTCAAAAGATACATACGCAGCAAGGCAAGAGAGGTTACTAGCTGAAAAAGAAATTGAGAGATTAGCAGGTAACTTGCTCGAGTACTTGGATGTGGATGATAAAGTACAGCAGTTAAAAACAGCTGAAAGTTTGATGGAACATGTAGAAGAATTACATAAAAAGAAAGAGGTACTGCAGCAACTACAAACTCAACAACAGATAGCATTTGAAAAATTCCGTGTAGCGTTTGTTGAGGATGAGAGACTCTCAAAGGTGCCGGTTCTTATACAAATACTTGAAGAAACAGAAAAAGACCAGCAGCGTCTGCAAACACTACTGGACTTACAAAAAAGATACGAGTCACTGTCCACCGCCAAGAAGACATTGACTGAAACACTAAAACAATTTGATGGATTAGTAGAAGTAAGTAACTTGTTACGAGGTTCTACTAAATCCGAAGAAATATATTCTTTGCTTTCTATCTTATCACAAAACTATAAGAAGTATAGTCAAGTATTACAAGAAGCTCAATTACAGGTCGAGAGGTTAACTGTAATTGCAAACATTAATGTAGCTGTGATTGAAGAGGAAGTAAAGAAAACGGATGAGTTAAAGAAACTCTATGTACAACATAGCGTGGTTAAACAACGCTACGAAAAAACAAGTAAGGATGTAGAAAGATTATCTGTACCTGGTAATGCGTCAGATCAACTACAAGAATGCGAAACCAGTATTACACAACTAAGTCAAATGAGTGTGCTCTTACAAAAATACCAGAATATACAAAATTATTATATGAGCCGGAAAAGTCGTGCGGAACATTTAAATGGTCCGAGAGAAGTGGTAATACAGATTGCAAATGCTGAGAACAATGTTACTCATTTAGCTGAATTAAAAGAGTTGTTACGAAACTATATGATCTGGCATCAAAGAGTACGTCATAGTACAAGCACATTGGAACTATATGAAAAGCACATTGAAAATTACACTAAGGAATTGGAAGAGACATGGAACGAGGCTGGTGGAGTTTGTCCGCTATGCGAATCGCCGATGTCTTTTGAACATTCTCATTGAGGGGTGATTAGTGTTGGTAAATATAAAAGAAATTGATGAGTACGTTAATACCGTTGGACGTTTAAATACAGCACTTTCCGAAGTGCGGTCAACGTTAGCTGCTCTAGAAAGTGGGGAAGGTCAATTTGAAATAGATCTTCGTAGGCATCATGTCTATCACAGTATTCACAAATTAAATATGGTAAATCGTAAAGAACTGGATACAGTTATTCGCTATGTCATAATTGGGCACTTAAAAGATAAAGAAAAGTTTCTTGAATCAGAGCTACAAAATTTACTATCAAAACAACTTGAAGGGGGAAATGAGTAATGGAATTAAAACAACGTATTGAAATTGCAAAAGCAAATTTAAAGAAAGCAGAAACAGCAAAAATCCAAGCAGAGGCGGAAAAGTCTTCAGCTGAAAAGCAATTAACAGAAATCGCTGAACAAATGGCGCAGTACGGGGTAACGCCTGAAACGATCCAGGAAGAAATCAATAAGCTTGATACATCAGTTAAAGAAAACCTGGAGCATGTAGAACGACTCATCCCGCAGGTATAAGGAGGCTATTTTTATGTACGAGCTTCTAAAAGCAAGAGCGGATATCCGTCAGGCAAGCGATAAATTGAAAATGAAAATCGGTCAACGTGATTTGTTAGTTAAGCAACAAAAAAGCGCAGAAGCAAGAAAAGCAAAAGCTGAGGAGCAACTTGGAGAGTTTGATTTAGTACAAATTCTTCTTCAAAAGACAAGTGATTATGCAAGGCAGCAAGCAAAACGTCGTATAGAAGAAATTGTTACGTCAGCTCTTACAGTTGTTTTCGATAAAGACTACAGATTCGAAATTGAAATTGCCGTAAAAGGTAATCAACCGGTAGCAGAGTATTGGCTACAGTCTGAGGATGTACGGACACAATTAAAGCCACCTGATTATGATCGCGGTGGTGGTGTAGCAGACGTAGTTAGTTTAGCGCTCAGATTGGCTGTTGGAGAAATTAGTGGTGTAAGAGGACCGTTATTCTTAGATGAGGTTGGAAAGCACGTGAGTCAAGAATACGCACCAAATGTGGCGTATTTCTTGAAGGAGTATAGTACGAAATTTAAACGTCAAATCATTTTAATTACGCACAGTACTCATTTAGCTGAGATAGGTGACGTAGCACTTGGTGTGACTCAAAAACAAGGAAAAAGCATAGTAACTGCTTTATAGAAAGGGAGATTTGGATATGTGTATGAAATGCGAAATTAAAAATGCGTTAAAAGGTGCACTAGCTAGTGCTGCAGGTTTAAAAATTACTGAGGAAGTTATCGGGAAAGCAACGGAAGCTCAGTTAAAGGAATTACAAGCTGCAGATGCAGCGGAGAAAGCTATTAAAGAACAACTTCAAGCTGAATATAAAGCTGAGATTGCTCCTATTCGTGAGAAGTACGTAAAGCGAACTGAGGAACTATTAAAACCAGTTTTTGAACGTCATGACGCTGCTTGTATGGAAATTCAAAATACTTTAGGTATCAAAGAAGACGACGATGTATCAATTAATCTTGGAACTGGTGAAGTTACAAAAGAAGTTATTAAAGAAAAAGAATCAAGCAATCTTCACTAATGCGTCATATTGTTGATGGCGGTATTACCTTAGATACAACGTTACGAAGAGCACGAAAAAGCAGAGGTGAGAGTATGAAGTTTCTATATTTCGGTGATCCACATATAAGAGGTACCAATCCTCGTAACCGTAAGGATAACTACAAAGAGGCATTAGTTGCAAAATTACGTGAGATTTTTGCTTTAGCTAAATACAAAGGTGTGACAGCAATTATTCAACCTGGAGATACGTTTGATAGACCTGAGGTTACGACAAGTGTGTTACTAGAGTTTGCAAAAGTACTGAAAGAAAGTCCAGTTCCCATTTATACAACAGCTGGTAATCACGATATATACGGGTACAATCTTGCAACATATGGACGGACAAGCCTTAGAGTACTGGAGTTAATTGTTCCGCAGCTTACAGTCATTAATGATCCTGGGCAAGCTCACATGTTCCACCAGGACGGTAATCATGTGCAGCTAACGTTTACACCATACAGTGATCAAATTGATAAAGCTGGGTATGGTTATTCACCAGATATTATTGAAGATTATGAGTCAACCAAAATACACGTGGCTCACGGAATGCTGCTTGATCATGATCCGCCTTTTGACAGGTACACAAAAGTACAAGATGTAAAAACAGAGGCGGATTTGGTTTTGTGTGGCCACGATCATACTGGTTTTGGTGTTTACGAGCGTTCGGATGGAAAAGTGTTTGCGAATATCGGTAGTATTACACGTTTATCGGCTTCAGAAGCTGAGATTACTAGACCAATACAAGTTCTTCTTATCGATGTAAAATCACCAGGTGTTTTTGATTTAGAACGGATTCCGCTTCAAAGTGCAAAACCTGGTGAAGAAGTACTTGACCGTAGCCGGATTGAAGCTGAGAAGAAACGAGCGTATGCGATGGAAGAGTTTGCCTCATTAATTCAAACGGAAACAGGGGAAGATGTGCTAGTCGATATTAATACGATTGTTGAGAGTATTGCTGAGACAGAAAGTATTAATCCGGATGTAGTAGAAATAGCGTTAACGAAAATAGCGGAAGCAAAGGAGGGATTACGAACATGATTGTAAACAAACCGCAGTTTGATGAGAATGAACTAGGCGAAGGTACGGCGGTACAGGTCACAAGTGGTAACCCGTTTAGACGCCCTAACTATAGTAATAATAAACATGATTGGAATGCTGTAGTAATAGAGTTTTCACCGTTGATGATAAGTGTAGCTGGTTACAACAAAGAGGAACATGATCGAGTAGAAACGATGAACATAACAATTGACTCAATTGTTAAAGAGCACGTGACGCTTAAAAAGTTAGTAGTAGAACTACCAAAAATTCAATGTGAGGTGGGACCAGAAAATGACTGAATTAAATAATCAAATTCGTAGTTTACAAGACGAGCATGGGAAAGAAAAGCTACTTGCAGCGGCAACAAAAATTTTAGGTAAGAAAGTACCGACTGACTATGTTCGAGTATTAGATCCACTTGAATTACAAGCATCCTTACAACAAATTGATGCTGCAGTACAGGATGTTCTTGAAAAAGGTAAAGCACGTGAAGAAGCTTATGGGAAAAAAGCAGACCTAATTAAGAAAAAAGTGAAGCTGAAAACTGCAGTAGAGCTAAAAGAAGCAGAGGCATTTATGCAAATTCAAGGTGAGGGACGTAACCAATACGCTTACGTGAATGATCAAAAAGTGGCTCTCACGAATGATACGTTACGTGATGCGTACCGCCTGCATTACAGCAAAGAAGAACGTCAACAACTTACAGACGTAGAGCAAGAGTTAGCGTCCATTGATATCAAAATTTATCAAACAAAAGATGCTTGGGAAACAGCTAAAGAATCAGCGGATCTTGTAAAAGCAAAAGCTTATGTACAAGCGAATCTACTGAAGTTTTTGGCATAGGAGGTTGCTATGGATCCAAAACAAACAGCAATGAGAAATAAACAGCGTGAACGTCAGCAACGTGGGGATGATTTCCAAGCTGAAATTAGAAGAAGCTGGAGAGAAATTCCGAATGTATGGCGTATGAGAATTGCAGATGGTGCAGGTGCAACTCGTCCAGGTGACGAGATTGTAATAACACCTGAAGTAAATATATTAGCTGAAATGAAACGTACAGAGAGTCGTAGATTTTCACTAGATTATATGAGACCGAATCAGATTCTCGGATTACGAGATTTTGATCAAATTATTGATAGGAATTTAGGTTTAGTGTTTATCAGTTTTCTAAACGATAGCAAAGGGCTTGACGAGGCTTATGCATTCAGACTTATTACAGCTCTTATTCATATGAAAAAACGAAATATGAACCATATAAAACTTGAAGAATTTCAAAGTCAGACGGTTCCCTGTGTACCACTTCCAAGACTTACATACCATGAACCTTCTTACGATCTATCGGGGGTGCTCACTTGCTACAAATCTTTGTAAAACACAACATCCGAATAAGAGGTGCTAGTACACCTCTTAAGGCGGCAATTACTAAGGCGCTAACATTTGATAATCCAGCGTATTTGAAAGCAAAAAAACAACGTAGACCTACATGGGGTGTACAAGCAAAACTTGAATTGTTTTTACATGACAGAGGCGATATTGTTACGCCTCGAGGTTTCTTGTCAAAGCTAGAAGAGGTACTGAAAAACCTAGGTTACGACCCAAGTAAAGTTATTACCTCACAGATTTCATATGGCCGAGATGTTAGTTTCGGGGAATGGGATGACGGGTTTGTATTAAAAGAGGATCAGACACCGATGGTTGAAGCACTTATGCAAGAAAATGGAATAGGTGTAGCACCGGCTGGTTCAGGTAAAACCGTAATGGGCATGCGCTACATTTACGAAAAGGGTAAAGCAGCATTATGGCTTACGCATACAAAAGACTTAATGTATCAATCCGCAAAGCGAGCTAAGGATACAATGCCTGGTATTGGTCGTATCGGCTTTTTCGGTGACGGTGTACATGATTGGGGAGACGGTAAACTAATTGTTGCTACAGTACAAACCTTGCAGCGAAATCCACAAATAATCGATGCACTAAATGATTTTATCGGGACGGTAGTAGTGGATGAAGCCCATCATTTTCCGGCAATACAATTCATTGAAACGGCTGGGAAGTTAACGGCTGAAAATGTGATTGGCCTCACCGCAACACCTTCCCGAAAAGATGGATTAGAAATCTATATGTACAACGGTGTAGGTCCAAAAGTGTATGAGATTAGCAGAGACGGAATGTATGAAGCTGGGAGACTGGTAAAACCGACAGTGAAATTCGTATATACCGAGTTCAATTACGAGACGGCAAGTAACCGTAACGCGATTGATAGTGTGGATGCTGGTGGAGAAGATCTTGATTACACAGATCTAATAAGGCACCTCATTTCTGATAAAAAGCGTGCGAAGTTAGTTGCTGAGAATATTGTTGAGTCTGCAAGTTTAGGGCCATCCATTGTTATAACAGAATCAGTTCGCTACTGTTTCGTACTTGAAGAACTCGTAAAACGAATGGCAAAAGCAAGATTCGGTATCGATGTTAGAACAGCTGTAGTACACGGGGGTATTAGTCGTTATACCTGGAGAAAAGCAAAAAGCGAAAAACATGCACAACAGCTTATCAATAGTGGTCATGCGGTAGATAAAAAGCAAGGTAAGTACGGTTGGCAGGTAAAGGTTGCTCAGTATTCAGAAAAAGAAATTCGTGAATGGCAAGTAACAAAACAACAACGTAAAGACATTTTAGAAGCTTGCGACCGAAAAGAAGTAGATATTTTGTTTGCCACTCAGTTAGCGCGTGAAGGACTGGACATGCAGCATTTAGTAGTTGGCCACATGGTAATGCCGAAACGTGGTGACTCCCGTGAGAGTAATAGTGGTTCATCAGTAGAGCAAGAAATTGGGCGTATCATGCGTCCAGATCGGAACAATCCGGATAAAGAAGCATACTGGTTCGATTACGTTGACTACAATGTTGGAGTATTTAAGGACCAATATCACAGCCGTAGGAAAGTATACAGCAGAATTGGGTTAACGGTACCAAGAAAGCCGAAAACAGAACGCGATACAGTGGCTGACTTCTTAAATGATATGCCTTGGTAAAAGGGGTGATAACGATGGAAAAGTACGAATATGTGGGTGCGCTTTATGAAATCACAGAACTAATTGCTTCAACGAAAGAGGTGAAGTAAGTGGGTTTGAAAGAAACAGGTCAAAAAATTGTTAAAAAAGTGATAAGGGTGTTTGCAAGAGGATCCGGTAAAAGTTTAACTCTTCAACGAGGAATCCCGATAATAGTTGAGGTTCCGGAATACGATTCGAAAGATTACGAGATTTCGTATAACAGAAAAGTAACCTATCGAAAAAAGAAAAGCCAAGCAAAACGAAAAGCATGGAAAAAACATGGCCTACAAGGGCGCGGGAGGAAAAAATAATGACACAAGAAACAAATCAAAATGAAGTAGTGGTACAAAATAACGCGGTGGCGAAAAGAAACGATGGCAGCAATTATATTTCAGCAATTTTAGAAGAAACAAAGCAGGGATTCGTTGAAGCGAATAACGGTCTTGATATGGATTTTGTCCGTATGGGCGAGTGGTTAACGGTTAACAAGAAAGGGAATTTCGTAGAAAAAGATGATGAAAATGTAATGTACGGTGACAATATTGATGTAGTAATCGGATACGGTGAGCAACGTTGGTCTGTATGGGGGAAACAAGATTCTCCTGAAGATGGTCAGTTGATCGTGGCGGAAAAAACAAAAGAAGATGCGGAAGTTGTATTCAATCAATGGCTAGCTGAAAACCCTCAAGCAGAAGAACGTTATGAATTAGATGATATTCAACTTCGCTATATGGCGTCAGTTGTTCCAGTATCAACGTTAAGCCCAGAAGACTTCCCTCGTATCTACTTAATGAGCTTTAGCCCAACAGACACAATTATTTTCGGGCGTTTTGCGATGAATGTGTATACAGGGAAATATAAAGCTCTAGGTGTTCCGTCTAAATTAGGTGTCAATAAAATTGTTACACGCTTAGTAACAACAGAACGTAAAAGTCGTACAAACGCTAGTAACCAATGGATCGGTATCGACTTCCAACCTGTTGGTGTATTTAAACCAGAAGATTACGGAATTAACGTAGAAGAAACAGAACAAGCTTCAGAATAATTAAGGAGGGCGTCTACAAATGGCAAAAAAGAAAGATAAAACAAGTGAGTATCAATATGTAGACGCATGGTACAGCAATCAGAACGGTAGAAGCATTCCGTGGAAACGAATCCTTTCCTCTGAAGTGAAGCAATTCCAAACGGGAGAGGCATTCAATTTCAATTGCTTTGCTACAGTTCAACGATTTGCGAACGACACAAAAGTAAAGGGGGAGGCATTTATTGCTCCCCTATATTTTGACCTTGACCATGCGGAAGACCCATCAGTCAGCCAAAAGGATGCAATAAAGCTGGTGGAATTTTTTACGAAAGAAATGGACATTCGTGAATCGGATATGTGGATTTACTTTTCTGGATCAAAAGGGTTCCACATCTTAATAAGCTCCGATGCACTCGGTATTGAACCGAGAAACGACCTTCATAAAATCTTCAAACATATGGCTGGGTATTTAGTCCATAGATTAGGACTCACGTCACTAGACCTTGTGGTGTATACAGAAAAGCGGATGATTCGTTTACCGAACAGTATGCATCAAAAAACAAACCTATTTAAAACAGAAATTAGTGTAAATGAGTTAAACAAATTAACTCTGGAAGAAATTAAAGATTTAGCGAAATCGCCAAGACACGCTGACGATCTACCTTATACGGCAGAAGAACGTAAAAAGGCAATGAAATACAGACCTCGTACGGGGTATTTACTAATAAATAAGACAGAAGAATATGAGCAAGCTGCAGCAACGAGTGCTCGTAAGTATGCGAAAGAAGAATTCCAATTTAAGAAAGATAAACCACCAGCATGTGTAGTTGATATTTTAAATGGTGGCTGGAAAAAAGACGGTGACCGAAACCAGGCAACAGTACAGCTTGCATGTTACTTCAAAGACGCTGGCTACACGAGAGAAGAAACAATGAAAGAGCTGGAAGACTGGGTGCTTAAATTTACATCTGAGGATAACGAGTATGGTAAGCAACAACGTGTTGCGAATACGAGAAGTGTTATCGATGCGGTATACAGCGGTGATAATACATACAAATTTGGTTGCGCGTTTATTCGTTCACTACATGGCGAAAAGAAACCGGGAAGCAAAGATTATGAACGTGTAGCGTGTGCTGGTGATATGTGTCATTGCATTAAGAAGAATGCTGAGGAAGAAGAAAATGCAAAGTTACTTCATTTAGCAGAGACAGGCAATGCGGATCTTACTGGAAAGCTTGTAAAAACACGTGTCATGGTTGCAGGGAAAAAGCATACGCCTTACATCATTCCGAAAAACATTGAGTACCATTGCTGGGGCAGAGAAAGTTGTAAAAAGGTACATTGCCCTCTATACGACATCCATACACATACAGGATATAAAGACCTGGGCGTAAGTGATCGGGAAGTTATTCAAATGACAGGTGTAGGTGACGATAATATAAAAGGTATTTTACGAGAAATATCAGGCATTCCAAATTGTCCGAAATACAATACCGATATTTTAGAAAACATGAACGTTGAAGAGTTGCTTGTAATCCCGATGGCTGAAGAAGATGACGAAAAGCAAGAGCAGCATAAAGGGAATTATGTACTACGAAAAGTGTACGCCGTAAATGGACTAAACGTAAGTGAGAATAAGTACTACGAATTAACAGGTTATGTATACCCACATCCAAAGAATCAGGAGTCAACACTACTTGTAAAGAGTGCGGTACCGCTTCAGGATGTGGTTGAAAGTTTTGAGCTAAATGAACAAGTGAAAGAAGATTTAGCAACATTTCAGCCGGCGGATTATACAGCAGAATCAATTGAACAGAAACTAGGAGCAATTTGTAACGATTTAACGTACAACGTAACACACATCGTAGAACGTGATGAGACATTACTTGCAGTATTGCTAACACTTCATAGTGTTTTACGTTTTAAAGTACCTTGGGATTTAAATCCGTTACGTGGTTGGGTGGAATTAAAAATAGTAGGTGACACAGGTACTGGTAAGTCTGCACTCATTGAAAAAGTAATGAAATATGCAGGGCTTGGAACACGCGTGAATGCGGAAAGTACTTCTCGTACAGGTCTAACGTACAAGATGGAACAATCTGGTGCTCAAGGTGCATGGTACATCGTTTGGGGGGCATGGCCGTTAGCGGACAAAGAAATGATTTGGATTGATGAAGATACAGGTATTACGAAAGATGATTATGGTGAAATGACGCTTGCTCGTTCTGACGGGAAGCTGGAAGTAAAACGAGCTGTAACAGCTGAAACACCTTGTAGAGTACGTGCCATCGTGTCAGGGAACGTACCGAAAGGGAAACGACTTGCTGATTACTCCCAAGGCGCAGAAAGTTTAAAAGATATTTTCAATAACGAGGATATACGTCGTTTTGACTTTGCAGTTTTTATGAGAGCGAGTGATGTGGATCCTGAGTTGTACAACCAAACGCTTGCTACGTATCCATCGATTATACAGAAGGATACTTTGAAAAATAACATCTTATATGCTTGGTCACGTAAGCCGGAGGACGTGCTATTTACAGACGGTACGATTGATAAAGTACTGGAGGTTGCGACAGACCTTGCGAAAGTATATGGAAATGCGAATGACATACCACTTGTTTCTCCTTCAGATCAGCGGAATAAAGTGGCTCGTTTAGCAGTAGCACTTGCAGCACTTACACATTCAGTTGATGAATCAGGTGAAAGAATTCAAGTTTGGCCGGGACACGTTGAGTTTATTGGGGAGTATTTAAAAGCTTTATACAATGCTCCAGGTTGCGGCTTAAATTACTATGCTCGTTTAGCAATAAAAGAGGAAGAAATGACAGAAGAAAGATACCAGAAGTTTACGGCGGATCTTAAGAAAATCGATACGTTAACAGGCGAAATGAAATTCTATGAGTTTATCAAATTGTTCGCTCAGCAGAAGTATTTACGACTTGGTGATGTTGAGGCAATGCTGTCTATCGATAAAGAAGAAGCGAAAGCAATCGTAAATCAATTAGCGAAAATGAGGATGATTCTTTTAACAAGCGGTGGTTATCGAAAAACACCACGCTTTAATGCCTACATTGCGTATTGCATGAAGAAAGGACTCTTTGATCACATACAGGATGAGTACTACTAATTATATGGACAAGCACTACAAATATGACTGGAAGTGAAAATATGAAACTCGGAAGTTTATTTGGAAGACCTAAAACATTAGCAAGTAGTAAAAAGCAGGTACCGGTAAAGGAATCGAAGTTAGCGGTAGAAATGGAAAAAAAGAAGAAGCCGGGACAATTCGATATTGTTTGGCCAAAAGTAGAATCACAACAAGTGAAAGACTATCAGGCTATTCTTACAGTTTCAGATTTAAAGAAATATCTTGAGCGTTGTGTACAAACAGGTAAAGCAGGATTTGACTGGGAGACTGTAGCAAGTGAAGAAATTAGGACGCATTATAAAAAGGCTTTTGAAGATATAGAAGAAGCATGTGCTACAGGTATTATCGATGATAAAGAAGCGGAGAGCCGAAGTGAGAGCTTACAAAAAGCATATTTAAAAACACCCTTGGATCCGTGGAAAGGTGAAATTTGTACGGTATCGCTGTCAGCGGCGGCACACGAGTCAAGAGTTGTTCCAATATCACATAAAGTTGGTCAAGTATTTGAACCAAGTATGGATAGGGGTGAAGCTAGGAAATTGGTTCTAGATTTGCTTGATGAATACCTATTTAAAAATGAAAAGGTATTAAAGATTGCGGTCAATTTGTCTTTTGAAACGAAATATGCAGCGAAGTACGGTAAATACATTTTAGGAAAAGTAGCAGATCCATTGATTATGTGGGTACGGTGTTTACAAATCGCAGCACCTCAAAAGATTAATAACCCGAAAAAACCTACAAGCGGATGGGGTTTAAAACCAGCTACGAAACACATTTTTGGTGTAACAATGAACGACTTTGCAGCTCTTTTAAAGAAATACAAAGTGGATTTCTTTGATGAAATTGATGCTAGTAAAGGTGAAGGACTGCTTTACTCAGCAGAAGATGCGGATTACGCACTGCAGCATTACGAATATTGGTCTCAAATTGCAGCTCAAATTCCGCGATATGAGGACTGGCTCCATAAGATTGAAATGCCATTCACACGTGTTATTGGCCTTATGGAATATTGGGGAATGAATTGGGATCCAAACCTTGCAACGCAAAAGAAACAAGAAGCGGAAATTATGCAAGAGCAAGCGGCTGAACGTATTAAACAAATCGCGAAAGAAACGTTCAATATTGATATAAATACCGGTAAATCAGGTAAGACAAACGAAGTGAAAAGTTTAATGTTTGATTACTTAAAAATACCGGTAGCAAAGTATGGAAAAACAGGTGCGAGTCTTGATCAAGAGGCACTTATCGATATGGCATTTATGCTTGAGAATAAGTTAAACGATATCGATGAAGAAAAGTACCTCAGCATTTCGTTGCCTGAAAATTGGGAAAGTATTGATCCTGACAAGGACCCTACCTTAGATAAGTTAGAGCGTGGAGCGATTCGTATCGCAAAACGTGAACCACATCCTTATAAGGAACAAGCGTTGGAGGTTATCGATCAGCTGAAGAAAATCCAAAAATACACGACATTACTTTCTTCGCACATCATAGGACGTGAAAAGTACTTGAACTTTATGAGTGGACGGATTCATGCAGGGTACAGTCCATTCACAGAAACAGGACGCTTAAACAGCTTTAATCCGAACGGACAAAACGTACCGAGACCAGATAATGATGAGTTTAAGATAAGAAACTTCTTTGTACCTAAACCAGGAAAGATATTATTCTTCATTGACTTCTCAGGGTTCGAGCTTCGCTTAATGGCATGGAAATCAGGCGATGAGGTCATGATTGAGTTATTTAACACAGGTGGCGATATGCACCGTAGAACCGCATCTGTAATGACTGGAAAGTCTGAGGCTGAAATTGTAAAGAAAGAACGTACAGATGCCAAGGCGGGCAACTTCGGTATTTCTTATGGCGGTACGGAACACGCTTTACAGTTTACATTTAAAACGAAGTACATGATTCGTAAAACATTAGATGAATGTGCGCAGATTGTAAATGCTGTTAAAACAGCGTACAAACGCATACCAGAGTATCAACGCAAGATTGTTTTAGAAGCACGGGAGCAAGGCTATGTACAAACGATTTATGGATATATGAGATTACTACCTGGCATTAACAGCGCGAATAGAAGAGATCGTGGCTCAGCTGAAAGACAAGCAGCGAATACACCAGTGCAAGGTAGTGCGGCTGACATTATGAAGAAAGTACAAAATGAAATTTATGAATCTATTGGTAAACAAGAAGGTGTACTTGCTCATGGTAGTGCCGATATGATTGCACAAATTCACGATGAAATCATTTTTGAAATAGATGATGATCCGGAAATTGTAGTTGCAGTAGAAAAACAAATTAAACAAGTTATGGAGCAACCTCCAGTACCAGGATTTCCAGTTCCGATTGAGGCAGAAGGAAGTGTAGGTTATCGATGGGGCGAGAAAATGAGTGTTGAGTCCTGGCTTAAACAAAGGGAGGAATAGCATGTGGGAAGAGGAGAGGGACCGCGTAAATCGTTATTTACAAAGCGTCATGCAACAGCATTACCACGTGTAAAGCCAGCAAAAATTGTGGGAAGCATTGCTGGAGAACCGTACAACATGGTTTGGGTAGTAAGTTCATTAAGAAAAGATAAAAAGACTGGTGTGTTAGACCCAGTACCACAAGATCCATACGCAGAATTTTTATTTAGTAGTTGCTTTAAAAAATGGGGGGAAGACGATGAACGCCTTGAACCGTCAACAACGCCGGGCAAGTGAACGTGAGAGAAAGAGAACAAGGGAGCGGCAAAGTTTTCACAGGGGTGAAGTGCAGCAAGTATCCCTTTTATCGTATAAAGATGGCCGAACATTAGCCTTACGTGCAGTAAAAGATGTGTTAGGTTTGGGTCCAGTACGTTTGGATCGTGTACAGAAACGTTTGGAAGAACTAGAAAACGAGAATTTCAATGAACTATTTTTAGAGCATTTAAGAAAATAAAAAGCTGTAGGAAGGATGTGCGATTGTGGGTGGTAGACAGCAAGGGAAGGGGTACGAAAATCGGAAAAGCGATCGGAAATTAGAAAAACTAAAACGTGAAATGGTTAAGCAAAAAAAGAAAATAGCAAAAGGTGAGACACGAAAGGCGGTAGTGTACTTGAATAATTCGGAGCAACAGTTAAAAGATGTGATGCAAGAAAATCATGATTTGCAGTTAGAAGTTGATTTATACAAATCACAAGTGAAAGTGAAAGACAATTACGCAAAACGTGTATTGAAAGAAAATAACGAATTACGGGAACAGATTAAAAATTTACGTAAAAAGTCTATTTCGTTATTTGTTTCTTATATGGTGGTAACGGTCATTGTTAGTTTTCTAATTGCTAGATAAGAAGGGAGCGATTGAGATGTCTGTAGTGAAAGACAACGAGTTTTGGAAAGAAGTGTATTACTACATGGAAAAGCATAATTGCTATAAGGATGAGGCTGTAAAGGTCATGGAGGCTCAGTTCAATAGTAAGAACGAGAAAAGAGTGAGAATTATTGAAGCCGTAAAAGAAAAGTTGATTTGTGCGGGAATACCTGAAAAGGACTCTTTAAAATTCGCAGAAACTGCACCCTTTGTTAATTCCTTAACTGGTGCCAGTGTAGAAAGAATGGTGAGAAGTTTTATAGATTTGTTTAAAAAAGGGGAGCGTGCAAAATAATGAACATCATTCATTTATTCCAGCTTCAAAAAGACCTGGATAACAAGATTGTGGAAAAACGTAGTTTGCAAAACGTGTCTTTGTTTCAAGAAAAGAAATTATCATTTCGTGACGAGTTAAGTGAGTTACTTCATGTGTGGCGTGGTCATAAGTTTTGGAGTGAAAATAACAAGCCGATTACAAAAGGTGTACGTAACAAGGGGCAAATGATGGAAGAAGATAAGGAGTACTACAATCCGTTATTAGACGAATTTGTTGATGCACTTCACTTTGCTTTATCGATTGGATTAGAACGTGAATGGAATAAATATATCGATGCCTTTGTAGTACGTAATAGCAAAGGAAATACAAAAACAGAAATTATCGATGTGTTTAACGATTTATATGAAAACAAATTATGGACTGCCGCACACTACATGACCTTGATGAATGACTTGGCGTACTTAGGTGCAGCGCTTGGATTTTCGGCTATTGAAATTTACAACGCATATATCGAAAAAAATAAAATCAATCATGATCGTTAGGCATCCGGGTACTAAAAGGAGGCGAAATGGTGGGGAAAGTTATTCTTTGGACAAAAGAAGAGGTAGCGTATCTCGAGGATTCCTGGGGGACATATAGCATTAAAAGTATTGCAAAGAAGTTAGATCGCACTGTAAATGCCATAAAACTAAAAGCGAATCGTATAGGGTTAAGTGATCCCCGCCTACACTTCAATGGGCTTACAGTGCTCCAACTAGCAGATGTATTACAAGTAAGTTATAAAACAATTGAATCGTGGTATGAAAGATTTGCATTTCCTGTAAGATTAAAGCTATTTGCAAAAACTCAAAAAATAAAGGTTGTTTACTATAAGGATTTTTGGAACTGGTTAAAACGGCATAAGCAGGTAGTTGATTTTTCAAAGGTTGAATATGGGATTTTAGGACCTGAACCAGAATGGATGAAAGACAAACGTGATGCGGATGTGTATAGAAGGAAAAAAGAGAGAGATCCTTGGACCAAACAAGATGAATTATTACTAAGAAGTATGGTTAAAGCGAATTGTTATACGTATTTGTATATCGCGAAACGACTCCAGCGAACAGAAAGTGCAATAAAGAAAAAACTGGAGGAGCTTGGGATCTTAGAGAGACCTGTAGAAAGTCAAGAATCTTATACAGAAAATGAAATACGAATTAGTTTAGACCTATTTGAAAAAGGTTATACGGTAGATGCAATTGCAGAAAGGTTTGGGAAAAGTGCGTTAACACTTGTTGGTTACTTAGAAAGTAAAGGGTATCGATTCAGAGCGAAAATGGTGATAAAGCCTGAGAACCCCGTGTTTTAGATTTCAATTAAAAAAGGCTAGGATTTCTCCTAGCAAAAGAGTTATGTCGTACAAAAAGGTACTTGTGCGCAAATCAGGTGTTTGCAAATTCATTATATAACGTTTCTGAGGTGGACAGGCTGAATCATAGCGATCTTTACGTAAACTTTACACAGGATTGAAGAGTTTGATAGAAATCAAATTTGAATTTTGTATAAAAATTAAGGAAGCCTATACTTCAATATAGTATAGGCCGAGAGACTAAAATTAATCTGTTATTAATTTCGAATAGATATTTAAATCGATAAGCTTCCCAGCTGAGATTTCGCTTTTTCTTAGAGTCCCTTCAAAAGTGAATTGTAATTTTTGTAATACTTTTATGGAGTTCACATTTTCTGGTTCAACTTTTGCTTCGACACGATTTAGTTTCAAATGTGTAAAAGCGTAATCTAATAGAGCAGAAATCGCTTCAGGGGCATAACCTTTGCCCCAAAATGCTTTCGAAACATCATAGCCAATCTCAGTCTTTAAATTTTCGAAATCTAAGGAATTATAACCGCATGAACCGATGATTTGATTAGATTCTTTTTCAATAATAGTAAAACGCATAGCTTTATTATTTTGAGTCAGTTCATTGAGAAAATGAATCATATCTTTCGCTTGGTTTTCATCAGTGAAATTACTTATATTCATGAATTTTGTAACGTCAGGATCAGACCATATTCTAAATAAGCTTAATGAATCTGATTCTTTCATTTGTCTTAAATGCAATCTTTGTGTGTGTAGTTCTGTAATCAATACTTTTACCTCCATTATGTTGTTGTGATAGGTAGATTAAAAATATTGATATCTGCGCATAATTCAGTCCCTTCTGGATTAGTTAACTCTTATTATACAAAAAATTACTAAATTGAACAAAAGCGTTATTTTAATCGAAAAGGGGAATGAGAAATGAAACCTGCATTTGAAATGATAAAGAATGAATACGGTGGGGTTGAAATGACTTATACAACGAGTGGAGGTAAGCAATCTTCTACTTACTTCCCTGGCCCTCCAGAAGATATAGATCATGTTTGTTTGGACTACATGAAAGGTCGCTTTGCAAACGTTAGAACGTTGAAGCAAGTGGATTTTATAAAACGCAAATATAAAGAAGCTTATCAAACAGTATTCGGTGCTATGGATGAATTAAAAGTAGGTGACAAGGTAGTGATGCACACTTGCTTAGAAGCGAAGCGTTATGAGGGAAAAGTTTGGACTTGTAGAACAGAGCAATTTAAAGCAAGTAGTGGTTCACAAGTGGTGTTTTTAGAAGGATTTAGTGGTTACTTCTCAGTTAAGTATTTGCAGCGTATAAGTTTGTTAGAAAACTAAACAAAATAGTTATTTGACGGAGATAAAGAATGAAAATAAATAGAACCTGTTATAAACAGGTTCTAATCAGAACTATAGGCTCAATTACAGGAACTACAGATCTACTGGGGGGTAGTGTAATTCCTGATTAATATTAAGATATGTTAAAAAATTTTAAATATGATTATTATGGTGAGTAAATAAAAGAACCCGTTTGTTATAAACGGATTCTTCCCTTAAGGTGTGCAAGGAATACAAGGTAACTGGCCTAGGGAAACCTGTAGAATTCCTTGTGATTGTAATGTATGCAAAAGAATCAATAAGGTTAATGAAAATTAAACAAATCTTTATAAGAATAGAAAAGAGCACCATTAGGGCGTATGGCGCTCTTTGACAAAGAACTATATTGTGTATTTTTTATAGTCTGTATAAGTATATGGAAGTTGAAAATAAAGAGTGAATCAAATTTTAATAAAATCTTTATTTAATTAAAAAGAGCGCTAATCGAGAGTGCGCTCCTTATGCCTCATTATAACGACAGTGACGAACTCACATTAAATAGAAAGGCACTATTATTGTATGCGGAAGTATAGGATTAGTGAATGGATTTAGATAAAATCGTTATTTTAATCGAAAAAATATACAAAAAAAGAGCACCTTGTATAGGCACCCCTTAGTAAATGTCACAAGATAATCACTACATACTTATTTAACTGTAATATTTATCGCAAGAGTTGTTTTCGCTATTACAGCAAATACAGAATGTTTTTTCAACGAATATACTAACACCACCATTTTCGTTAGTTGCATTTGTGAAAATAAGACTTTCAAAATCTTCTACTTGAAATATTCTAGTATCAAGCGCCTTTAGAGTAACAGTAATTGGTCTAGAAGATTTTCTTGTCACAATTGTAACTGTAACAGGAGGGAGACCACCAATAACAAAAAATTGAAGTAATGTTTTATTATGATTATTGGTTAAATCTTCAAAAGCTGTAATTGTTGAGTTAGGCGGAACGAAAATATCAAGTAGTATATTTCCATTTAAATTAACTCCAGTACCTGATATCGTGTGTGTTGCAATGGAGCAGGTAGCTTTTTGTTGGTGAGAATCCGATTGTTTTTTGTAACATTTTTTACCATGATTGTAAAAGTAATCAGCCAAATTTATCTTACTCTCCTTTTTCGAAGTATCAATATATTCTATTTATCAAAAAGGAAAAGTGCTTGTACAAAAGTATAAAATCCGCTCTATAAAACTGAATAAAAACGCTATTTGGTATGTAAATATAAGAGCACTTAGAAAAGTGCCCTTCTGTAACGACTATCCACTCTAAAAAGAAATGATGCAATATATCATATGAAATTATGTGAATTTAGTTGTGTGTATTTTGTATAAAAATTTCATTTTGTAGAAAAAAGGGGAAGTCAAATACTATGAAACCCATAAAAGCGAAATGTGAAGCATGTGAGCACGTGTTTCGTGTTCACATGCTCACAGCACGATTACCGAACCGTGTGGACAAGCACTATTTCATTTGTCCAAGCTGTAAAACAGAATTTGTAAGTTATTATTCGAACCGTGAAATGAGACAGCTGCAGAAAGGAATTTCGAAATTATACAACGGTTTCCGTAAATGTTATACAAAGGACCAGGCAAAAGTGATTCAGGCAAAAATCGATAAAAAAGATTTAGAGTTTAAGTGGCTATCAGATAAATTACGAACGGAAATTGAAAATAATTTACCAAATTAAAGGGGGATGAAGTTATATGGATATACCTAAACAATTGATGATTGGTAGTGTACCGTACGATGTGGAAGTCGTAAAAGGATGGCTTGAAGAAAGAGAAAACGGAGAAGTAAGAATTGCAGAAGTAACGTATCACGAACAACAAATCAAGATTTCGGACAATGTAGCGAAGCATGAAGGGCAAATGAAAAACGTACTTCATGAAGCGATTCACGCAATGCTTTATGAATACGGACTCGATCGTTTAAATAAAGAAGCAAACGTAAATGCATTAACTACAGTCTTTTTCGACTTTATTAAAAATAACATTCGTGGTGGTATCTCCAGTTTTGTAGGGTATCAGTATTTATTACTTAAACGTCCAGAAAAAACGAATATAGAATTTTATGATTCTGATGCGGATCCTGCCACTCTAAGATTAAAAAAAGAAACAGATGAACTTTCATTTATAAATACAGCGGCGGAACTTGTACAAACTATTAATCAACACCCACCAGAAGTGGATGTTTCAGTATTAGGAACTGCGATGGCAAAAACGGAGATTCATAACGCAGTAGACGATATTACGCGTGAACAGCTTCATGAATGGACTGTCAAAACGGCTCCTGAAAAGCCGACTCGTAAACTTCCAATCGTAGACGTAAATCGTAGCTCGTTTCCTGTTGAAGAGATAGCAAAGATCACGAAAAAAGAAGAAGAAGCTGATCCGATTCATTGGAAAACAGGTATTAAGTATGACGAAGAAGGCAATCCGAGATATCGTACACGCTATGAGTGCCGCATGTGTGGAAATCGTGGGAATCAATACGAGTACAAAGAGAACAAATTCACGAAATGTCATAAATGTAATGCGAAACTCAAGATAGTACAGGCAACGAAAAATGGATTCCCTGAACGCGATGCATTCGGTAATTTTTACGTAGCTAATGATGAATACAGCGTTATTTTGGATGGTGAGTAAAGATGAAGAATATACCTACAAAAAACATAAGTGAAGAACTGGAGACACGTGAGGGTGTCACAACAGTACAAGTAAGCCCCCATGAAAAGATTGAAGTAGCCGGTATTACGGTTGAGGGTCCGGCTGTAATTCTAATTAATAAAGACTAGGAGTGACTGGATGGAACTTATATATGAATATCCGATTTGGACAACGTGGTTCATCTGTGTAATATTCTTTGGTTTAGCTAGCGTTATAGAAACGATTAAGAAGTAAAGAAAAGGAGCTGAAGAGAAATGAAGGAAAAAGATTTAAACATTTCAGAAGTACGAGGTGCGAAAAAGAACATTTCAGACTTACAAGTTTATGGTGATGTAGATATGTTCGCTTTACTTTGCAAAGCGAGTTCTCAAGAACAAGGTTGGATGAAATCAACTAAGGTTTGTAACGTAAAAGGCGGTTGCGTGATGCAGGTGACAACGCAGCAGAAGAATCCTGATGGTAGTTATGCGGTAGCTGAGGCTTTAACGTATGTGCCAGGTGTTCATATTGATACAGAAAGTGAACCGCGAAAGATGGTTCCAATCCCTGCGGAAAAATATGAAGTTAACACTCTTGTAGAACTAGGGGAACGACGTCTTCAATCTAGTTGGATAAAAGGAGCTGAAGAGAAATGAAATCAACAGGTATCATTCGTAACATTGATCCATTAGGACGTATTGTGGTTCCGATGGAATTACGCCGTACATTAGGTATCCAGGTAAAGGATCCTATGGAGATTTTCGTAGATGGTGAATCTATTATTCTACAAAAATATAATCCTAATAACTCTTGCCAAATTACAGGCGAGGTTTCAGAAGAAAATATTGAACTAGCTGGCGGTAAACTCGTGCTAAGTCCTGAAGGGGTTGATCAGGTATTAGCGGAACTCGAAGCACGTTTGAAGGGGCGATAAAATGAGCGAACCTAATAAGCAATATACAAATATCGAACTGGAAATGATTTTGGACAATTTTGTCAAGGCGTTACCAATGCAAATACGAATGCAGCGCGAGATGTCTAAATTACTTAAAGCACGTTTTGACGCACTTGTTTCAGAAGGTTTTACTGAACAACAAGCACTAGAAATTGTAAAGTCACGAGGTATAGAGTGAAAGGTTCGGAAGCAATTTTACGAGCGATGCACCAGGTTGGAGGAGAAATCCCGGCTACGCAGTTTGATACGTGGCTGGGACAACTCTCTCAGTTAGGTCTACTGGAGCAAGTCACGAAAGATGATAAACATGTTTATTATTATCGGCTTACAGATAACGCAAGACAGTTTTTAGCAAAGAAGGGTATTATTTAAATACCAGATACCGCTAATGATGGGGCTACGTCCTCAAAAAATGCAGTTGCTAATTCTTTTGTACTAGCAAATCTATATACAGTTTCGAAGTGAGTTCCTTTTCTGAAGAATTCTTCAAATAAAGGGTTGGTAAAACTTCCATCATCTAATCTACTAGTGAAAATATAATAAATTAGTCTTGTTAGTGCGTATGTTTCATGGCACATTTCGTAATTTTTAAACCCTGTAAGTCCTAGATGTGGATCATTAAGCGAGCCTTTTAGTTCTGTGCCAAAACGCGTAAGTTTACTACCTGGAATTTTTACGAGACCGAAGTCTGAAACTTTTATCATTTTTGAACCATCAAGATGTTTTATTAGTATATTTTTCGGTGAAATATCTCTGTGCAGAATCTCTTTACTATGTATGTATTGAAATGCGTTACAAATTTGACGGACAAACATAAGTTTTTCATTTATAAATTTATGGTCAGAATGCTGTTCAACATAATCTTCTAGAGTTTCATCTACACATTCCATGATGTAATAATTTTGTTCTTTATTTAATGAGTAAACATCAAGAATAAAAGGATGATTTAAATTTTTCATCACATCAAATTCCCTATAAAAGCGCTCTTTTTCATCTTCTGTTAAGTCATCAAGTGCTTGTTTATACGCGAATTCATGGTCATAAAGAGGGTCTAGGTATTTATACACAGTCGCGTATGAGCCTCCACCAATTTCTTCAGCAGGGAATGTGAAAATACTGGTAGATCTCACGGCTGTTATTCCTGATTTTAATGTAAAAATAGGATTAATTTCTTCTAACTTCGCAGGGATAAAAGCATTTGGTAATGGGCTGCCGCCGCTAGTTCTTAGAAATGTTTTACAGTAACCGAGATATTGGCTATAGTTAGAATTCAATTCAAAAGCAAATGGAGTATCAATTGTATGATCTTGCAAAGTATTTATATCTGTTATCAACTTGTATAACATTCGGCTTTCATCAGCATTATAATGTCCGGATTGCGATTTAGTGTTGAGGTAGTTAAGTAAACCGTTAAAACTTTCATGAAAAAAAGCAAAGAGTTTATCTAAAGGGGCAGGCATACCCTCATAAAATTTTAAGAATCTTTTATTTAGATTACTGCCATAAATATTTTGATAATGCTCCAATTGTTCTTCTAGGTAGTTAACTAAGTATTCTTCGTTTGTTGTAGTCATACATGAAACCTCCTGCTAATGCGTATTTATATAATCATAACAAAAAATGCATATTTTGGTTATATAAATTTAAAGATTTGGCAAGGTGGTTAAGAGCTGTGTTTTTTAAATGAATACAACAGAGGGAGGAAGCTGTATGGAAAAGGAGTAAGGAACATGACGTCCGAAGAAATCCGTAACTTACAAATCGATGGAGTAGATGTTCCGTTTTACGATGGATATGTGACGATACAAGAAGGAGTTGTTACGGGTAAGCTCACCTGGAGTCTCCATGTTGTGGATTATGGGGTAAGTGAATTTGTGGCCACGAACCAGTTACGTGATGTGAATATCGAGACAGAGCAGGGCAATGTATATGCTGGAGAAGGATTGATTGCGAAAGTGACTGAGGAACGGTTTCTCTTAGCTGGAAAGTCGGTGCTACGTGGTTATGAGACAACAGCGACGTGGCACGTGTTTCAAGATTCGGAGATTCACAGCTGATTACACGAAAATAAAAATATATAAAAGAAAAGTTTTTAGGAGGGGGTCTAATACACTACAGTACTCAAAAAAGAAAAAGACAATAAAAAAGAACCCCCCTTAAAAAAATATAC